GCGCAGAATTAAAGGCTCTTATTGGCTTAGGTACTAAGATTGATAATGTTAAATTAATAGCATTAGAGACTCAATATCATAGTTGCTACTTAGGCGGCCCGACATTTGATGATATCAACAACTTCCTAACAGAACGTGGATTTAAAATAGCGTACTGTAAACAAACAAGCTCAGACCAACCACCGGAAGTACCTAACCCACCGAAAGAGTTTTGGTTTGATTTATTATACATAAAGGCATAGAAATGAGTGTATTAGCACCTGTAATTGATGATATTTTTAGTAAAATTGGCACTACTAATAAATTTTGCGTAGAGTTTGGTACTTACAATGCCCTCGACGATAACACCACTAAATTGATAAGAAATCAAGGGTGGACTGGAATGTACATTGAGTGTGAAGAACATCAGTACAATCAAATTGTGTTTAACTGTATGGGCTTTCCTGTAACAGTTATTAAGAGTTTTATTACAGCAGAAAATATCAATCAAATATTTGCGCAAGGCAATGTTCCACAGGATCTAGACTTTCTTAGCATTGATGTAGATGGCATGGATTATTGGATTTGGAAATCACTAACCTATCGTCCGCGAGTATTGTTTATTGAATACAACGGAATTCAAGTTCCTCCTACACTAGCAGTACAACCTTATAATCCCACAAACGTATGGAATCGATCACGATGGTTTGGATCAAGTTTACAAAGTCTAGTAAACTTGGGCAAGGAAAAGGGCTACGAATTAGTAGGGTGCGATAGCCAAGGTGCTAATGCGTTCTTTGTAGTTAAAGAAGAATTTGATAAAATGGGCATTGAAGATAATTCAATAGAAAAGTTATTTGTACACGCAAACTACGGTGTAGAAGCAGATGGCGGACATCCATACCCAGACGGCCCGTACTTGGAGATCTAATGAATAACTTTGAAGCATACGACTCTTTATACGGCAAGTGGATTGTAAACACTAGTCAACCTGGCTATCAGCAGAATGTGCTAAACACATCGTTACAGTCTAGCTACCAATCAGAAGTCCAACACATGTTTAAGATTATCGATACGTTGCCAGATAATGCTGTTATCATGGATGGTGGAACAAACATTGGTACTATTACTATTCCTATTGCTACTAAACTTAAAAATACCAACGCAAAGATTATATCAATTGAAGCACAGCGCAGGATATTTTATGCTCTAGCAGGTACAGTAGCACTTAACGATCTATATAATGTATTCTTATATAATCTAGCATTAGGCGAAAGTCGCGGATTTGTTAATATGCCTGAAGTAAATTATGGACAAACACAGGACTTTGGCTCTGTATCTGTAACAGGCTCAACCGATACGTTAGATTACCTTAATTACAATACTGTATTAATGACTAACATTGATTCCTTTAATTTGCCTAGATTAGACTTCTTAAAACTAGATATCGAAGGGTACGAGCCTGGCGCATTACGTGGTGGATTAGAGACTATTAAAAAATACCGTCCTTGGATGTGGATTGAGTACTACGATTGCGTAAGCAAGTACAACCAACAGGAAATTAAGGCTATTTTAGAACCTTTAGGGAACTACAGTTTCCACTATCTAGCTGTAGATGGGCAGAATATGCTGTGTATTCCTAACGAAAAGCGTGAGGGCGTTAACTTAGATTTTATAGCAGGTCCCGTTTAAGTTTAAATCCTGATAAATATCCTTACAAAGAGGATATATTCATGGCCGTAGTCCAAATCTCAAAAATTCAGGTTCGTAGAGGATTAGAAAATCAAACAGGTATTCCGTACCTAAGTTCTGGCGAATTTGCTTGGGCAATTGATACCCAAAATTTATACATTGGACCAGGTGCAGTTAGCGAAGGATCCCCGAGTGCTTATCCTCCTGTTCGTGTATTAACCGAACGTGATTTTAACAACATTTTTCAATTAGCCGGTACATATACCTATCAGGGTAACAGCCCAAGCGTAGAAACTCTACTAGCAGGTACAGGTACTAACTATTCAGTACAACGTTCATTACAAGACAAATTAGACGACTACGTTAGCCTAGCAGACTTTGGTGCTGTAGGTGACGGAGTTGCTGATGATACCAAGGCACTACAAAGTGCTATTGATCAACTATACCTAAATGTAGACCAAAACGATCCACGTAGCCGCAGAACATTAAAATTTCCAGCAGGTACGTACTTAGTTACTGGAACCATTTATATTCCGCCATTTGCAAGTATATCAGGCGAAGGTAGTTCAAGTACCTTTGTTGTTCAATCATCAGCTAGTGTTCCAATATTCCAAACAGTTGGTGGATCAAGTACTCCTTCCCATAAGGTAGTAATTCCAGCAATTCAAAGTACAACACAACCTACTAATATTCGAATGTCCGGAATGACTGTTCGTTATTTAAATTCTACTTTACAAGGTGGAACATTAGGACTTGTTAATATTGACTGCGCATTAGACTCAACACTTGACGATGTTGGCTTTATGGGCATGGCCGCAGATCCAACTAACGACATACAGCCGGGATTATATATTCGTGGGCAAGGCGCAACAACAACTAAGAATTTAACTATTAAAAATTGTAAGTTTACAAATTTATCGTTTGGTATTTTTTGTGATTACGATGTAAGTAATATCAACATCGAGCATACTAGTTTCTTTAATTTAAATCAAGGTATTTTCCTTAGCGGTGGTCCGTTATCAAGTCAGTTAAAAGGTCCTTCGATCGTAAACATCTCATCTAACCGTTTTGAACAGATTAAACGTCAAGCGGTGTATGTTAACTTTACAGTAGTCGACAGTCGAGTATCTAGCGTATCAAACATATACAACAACTGCGGAAATTCAAATAGTTTAAATTTAGATCAAGTACAATCTACTGAAGTTATATTCTTTGGACCAGGTGGAAATAAATCAGTATCTGATTTGTTTAGTAGAGAATCCGCAAACTTTTCTGGCAGTCCAAGTCCAATGCTTCCTGCGATTAGCGGAACAATATACATTTCAAATACTGCTCCTATCCAGCAGACATTAATTGCTAGCAATATTCCAGCTGGATTATTAACAGTAGCAAAACCAATTACAGATACACAGATTATTATCAACTACAATGCTAGTCAGCCTACGTTAGGTGTTACTCGTGTTGGACAATTACAAGTGTTAGCTGGAGCAAATACAGCTACAGTACTTGATAGTTTCCAATGGTCTGGAGCAACTACCTTAGTCGGTGACCTAGAGTTTTCAGCAACTTTAAATACTAGCACTAATGCCTTATCAGTATTAGTAACAAACCCAGTTGGTAGTGTAACAACCGATTTAACTTATCAAATAACGTCACTGTATTAATGTTCAACACTGAAACAGATCAAAGACTTCATCTTTGGTTTGAGTTTAGAAATTCTTTAGAGATTTCTGACCAGCCTTTAGATGACGTAATCACATTTTGGGATCCTGCTCCCAGGATACCTTACAACAATAGAATAGATCCATACTATGATGGAAATTGGCCTACACCTTGGGAAATCATAGACTACAACAAATACGACGATTTTACCTTGTCATTAATGATGGGATGGTCGTTGTTGTTAACCAAACGATTTGAAACAAATCAATTAGCAATACATACACTCGTTGACGAAACAGCTAACCGAGTGTATAATGTATTAAACATAGATAACACATGGGCATTAAATTTTAAAGATCACGAGGTTGTACCATTTAATTCTGTACCTAGTTTATACAGGGTTGAAAATATCGTGCCATTGAAACGCCCAAGGTAAATATCAATCTAAGTCAAAAAGCATTAACGCAGTACAAAATATAATAAAAATAGGTGAAGAATGATCACAGTTGTCAAACGTAGTGGGGAACGAGTACCTCTAGACATTAGTAAGATACAGAGACAGGTAGCATATGGTTGTAGAGGAATTGATGGAGTAAGTCCGTCGATGATCGAAATTAAAGCGCAGTTAGAATTACACGACGGCATGACAACCGAAACAATTGATGAACTACTATTAAAAGCAATGGTAGACTTAATTGACGAAACAGAAAATCCAGAAATCAATAATGTAAACTATCAATACGTTGCTGGCCGCCAAAAGGTATCTATGCTACGTAAAGAAGTGTATGGCGAGTATGATCCTCCTGCGATATACGACATTGTAAAGAAAAACGTAGAAGTAGGAATGTACACTAGTGAGTTATTAGATTGGTACACTGAAGATGAATGGAAGATTATTGACTTATTCTTAGATCATTCAAAAGACGAAAGCTACACCTATGCGGCTATTGCTCAACTAGCAGAAAAATATCTAGTACAGAATCGTGCTACTGGACAAATTTATGAAACCCCTCAGATACGTTACGCTATCGCGGCAGCTACTGCTTTTCATAACGAACCTAAAGAGAAAAGATTAAAATATGTTAAAGAATACTATGAATGTGCCAGCGATGGCCACTTTACTCTTGCAACTCCTGTCCTTGCTGGCTTGGGCACTCCAACTAAACAGTTTAGCAGTTGTGTTCTCATTTCTAGCGATGACACTTTGGATTCAATATTCGCCGCAGGCGAGATGATGGCAAAGTATGCTAGCAAACGTGCTGGCATTGGATTAGAGATTGGTCGTATTCGTCCAGTTGGTGCTCCTATCCGTAATGGTGAAATTAAACATACAGGTCTAATCCCATTCCTAAAGAAATGGTTCGCTGACTTACGTAGTTGTTCACAAGGCGGTATTCGTAATGCGTCATGTACCGTTACAATGCCTGTGTGGCATGCGCAGTTTGAAGATTTTATTGTACTAAAGAACAATCAAGGTACTGAAGAAAATCGTGTTCGTCAAATGGATTATTCAGTTGTTGTTAATAAGATGTTTTGGAATCGTTATCGTAACAATGAAAACATTACATTATTTGATCCGCATGAAGTTCCAGACTTGTATCAAGCATACTATCGTAATAGTGCTGAGTTTGAAAAGCTCTATTTAAAATACGAAGCAGATAAAACTACTAAAAAGAAAGTTGTATCAGCAGAAGATATCTTTAAAAATGGTATTCTAAAAGAAAGAACTGATACTGGCCGCATATATCTAGTAAACATTGATAATGTTATTAACCAAGGGCCGTTTGATACTACTGTAGATCCTATCTACCAAAGTAATTTGTGCCAAGAAATCCTATTGCCCACGAGGCCTTTCCAGCGTATAGAAGATCCAGAGGGACGTATTGCCCTATGTACGCTGGGTTCAATAAATTGGGGTGCTTTCCGTAACCCAGCAGATATGCGTAAGGCATGTCGTGTACTAGTACGTAGTCTAAGTAACTTATTAAGCTATCAAGACTTCTTATCAATCCAAAGCAAACTAGCAAACACAGATTTTGAACCACTAGGTGTTGGTATTACTAACCTAGCATACTGGCATGCTCGTAAAGGATTTAAGTACGGAACTCCAGAGGCACTTGCTGAAGTTAAAAAGTGGATGGAACATCAAGCATACTTCCTTACTGAAACTAGTGTCGAGCTTGCTCAAGAAAAGGGCCCATGCGGACGTAGTCAGTACACTTATTACGGTAAGGGAGTATTTCCTTGGGAACGCCGTGCTGTTGGTAGCAATGAATTAACTGACTTTACTCCTAGTGCTAATTTAGATTGGGAAGGACTACGTGCTAGACTGTTGCAATTTGGTATTAGAAATGCTACACTAATGGCAGTAGCACCAGTTGAATCAAGCTCTGTTGTACTTAACAGTACTAACGGTATTGAAATGCCAATGGAAATGATTTCAGTTAAAGAATCAAAAGCAGGATCATTTGTACAGGTTGTACCAGAGTATCGTCGTTTAAAAAACAAGTATCAAATGATGTGGGAACAATTAGACTGCGTAGACTACTTAAAGACTGCGGCAGTACTAGCAGTATATGTTGACCAAAGCCTAAGTACAAATACATTTTATAACCCTGCGTTCTTTGAAGGAGGCAAAGTTCCTGGAACATTAATTGCCAAGAACTTAATGTTAGCCTACAAGTGGGGATTGAAAACTATCTACTACAGCTTGATTAACAAAGTTGGAGCAAAAGTATCAGTAACTGGAACTCAGTCGATGCCTGTTATAAGTAGTGAGCCAATAACTATATACGAAGATGACGATTGCGAAGCATGTAAGTTATGATATACATTAGAGAAGAAGGCGAAATCATTCGCCCAGGATTTAACTTCTATCCATTAAACAGTAACCAAGTTGGTTTTGTTTTTAAGTTAAGAAGTTTTGTTTTATTTGTAAGATACAATAAAAAATTAGGTAAATTAATATGTCAAAAGCCCAGTATGATTTTAGAAAGCCAACAAACTATCTAAAGCGCAAGATGTTTTTGGACCCAGCTGGTCCAGTTACAGTACAACGTTTTGAAGAAGTTAAGTATCCAAAGATACAAAAGTACGAAGAACTAGCCCGAGGTTTCTTTTGGGTTCCAGAAGAAATTAGTCTTACTAAAGATAAGATTGACCATAAGGAAGCTAGCGATGCTGTTAAGCATATCTTCACTAGCAATTTGTTACGTCAAACAGCATTAGACTCAATTCAAGGTCGTGCTCCGTTTCAAGTATTTGGTCCAGTTAGTTCTATTCCAGAATTAGAAGCACTAGCACTTACATGGAGTTTCTTTGAAACATCAATTCATAGTAAGTCATATTCACACATTATTCGTAACGTCTACGGTGTTCCTAAGGAAGAGTTTAACAAGATTCACGACACAGCAGAAATTATTAATATGGCCGCTAGTGTCGGCAAGTACTATGAAGAACTACACGTTCTTAACATTCGTAAAGAATTAGGTGAAGAAATTGTATTACACGATCATAAGCGAGCTATTTGGATGGCACTACACGCTAGCTATGCTTTAGAAGCCTTACGCTTCATGGTATCATTCGCTACAAGTTTAGCAATGGTTGAAAACAAGATCTACATCGGTAATGGTAATATCATTAGTCTTATTTTACAGGACGAATTATTACACACCGAGTGGACAGCGTGGCTAATTAATAATGTAATTAAAGACGATCCAGATTTTATTTCTATCGAACAAGAATGCGAAGCTGAAGTATATTCTATGTATATGGAAGTGATTGAAGAAGAGAAACAGTGGGCAGACTACTTGTTTAAGTTAGGTCCAGTTATTGGTTTGAACGCAGATATCCTTAAAAACTTTGTTGATTATACAGCATTTACTCGTTTGAAAGAAATTGGTATCAAGTACTTAGGCGAACATCCTAAGAGCAGTCCTATTCCGTGGTTTAACAAGCACGTGAATATTAACAAGAAACAAACAGCATTACAAGAAAACGAATCCACTAACTATGTCATTGGAGTTATGAGTGATAATGTTAGTCGTGATGAATTACCGGAACTATAATTATGAAAGCTATTGTATGGAGTAAAGATGCCTGCCCTTTTTGCGTTCAAGCAAAGGCATTGTTAGATTCTAAAGGAATCGAATACGAAGAACGCAACGTAATGAAAGACTGGACCAAGGAGCAACTTTTGGAAGCAGTTCCAAATGCGAGAACACTACCGCAAATCTTTTTAGACGAGGAATATGTCGGTGGCTTCAACGATCTTAAATCCCGGTTACAGTAGTGGCGCAACCGTTACTATCGGTTCAACCGCTAGTAGCTATAGTGCAGGAACAATTACAGTACCGGCAAGTTATACCAGTCAAATAGTCAATGGAGGATCAGCTTGGTCTTCCATAACTACTTCTGCTTATCCAACCCAAGCAAGTCTTAATGTTTCTGGTGATGGCAACATCGACGGCAATTTAATAGTAGGCGGCAAAGATATTGCTAAAAGTTTATCAGAAATTGAAAAACGCCTTGCTATACTTGTACCCGATCCGGCTAAACTAGAACATTTCGAAGCACTCAAAAAAGCATACGAGCATTACAAATTATTAGAAGCATTATGTCAACTACCAAAGAAAGAAGAAAAATAAATGAATGTAAAATTACTCAGTTATAGCCAGCCTACAGAAGAATTTGCTAGTCTAGGAATCGACGATGCGCAGGAACTTATTGCTTACTGCGCACGTGTTAGCAATCCAGCTAATCAGTTTAATACTGAAACAGCAGACAAGCTAATTCGTTACCTTGTTAAGCATCAACACTGGAGTCCATTAGAAATGGTTTCAGCCTGTTTAGAAATTGAAACAACACGTGATATTGCTCGTCAAATTTTACGTCATCGTAGTTTTAGTTTTCAAGAGTTTAGTCAACGATATGCTGATCCAACAAAGGACTTAAACTTTGTTATCCGCGATGCTCGACTACAAGATACAAAGAATCGTCAGAACTCGATTGAAACAGAAGACGAAGCATTACAAGCATGGTGGACAGCTAAACAGCAGGCCGTGATTGATCTTGTAACAGCAACCTACGGCGAAGCTATTGACAAGGGTATTGCTAAAGAACAAGCTCGGGCGGTATTGCCAGAAGGTAACACAGTAAGTCGTTTGTACATGAACGGTACTTTACGTAGCTGGGTACATTTTATCGAACTACGTAGTGCTAATGGTACACAAAAAGAACATCAACTAATTGCTAAGGAATGCGCCTGCGTAATTGCTAAAGTATTCCCAATGATTAATTAATTTATAAGCGAATAAGGAAAAATATGCTAATCAATAAAGGTTTCTCCAACGGAGATGTAGTAAGTGTTAAATTAATTAACGGTGACGAACTCATCGCACGTTTCGAAGAAGAAGATGCTGAATCAGTAACTATCGCTCGCCCGCTAGCCTTAACAATGGGCGCACAGGGCTTGGGTATGATTCCGTGGTGTTTCTTAGGCAAAGATGACAAGATTGTGTTACTTAAGAAAAACACGTTTTTTGTAGTGGCTAGCAAGAAGGAAGCCGCTGATCAATACTTAGAAGGTACCACCGGAATTGCTCTGGTTAAATAAGCATAATAGGAGATTATTATGCCAACCGTAGTTACATTAACAGGACCAGGAACAGCAACCGTTACAGATGATGCGGCGGCAGCTATTATTTTACAGACCGCAGAATTAGAAAGATTTCGGGCTGTAGTTGCCAACAACGTGGGTGTCATGGTCGATCTTAAGAAAGAAATTTCTGCGTTATCAGACGCATGTAACACGCTTAAAACTTCTATTGGTAGTATCGCAACAATGAGCGCAGGTACTAATGCTATCATTGCCATGCAGGCCGCTAACCAAATTAAGACAAATAACTTTCAGGTACAGGCAACTAAGGAAGCGTTGGCTCGTACAGATCAGCCTGTTCCCGTTGAGCCAACTGTTAAAGAACAATTAACTACTGCGGTTAAAGATAGCGCAGTCCTTATGGAAACTGCGCAAGCAGAAGGTGCTATAACAAATCAGATTAATGTAATGATTGGTAGCTTTACAACATGGATTGGTGGATTCTTACCGAGCTTTACTGATGTCGGCGAATGGATTAAACGTAAGTATCTAGCAGTAATTCAACCTAATCCACCAAGCAACGCTCAAGATATCGCAACTAAATTAAACAGTCAAGCAGGTACTGCTGACAACGGTAACATCGGATAAGATGGCACACGGTGACATTATAACAATGACATGGACTGGAAATCCAACCACTCCAGTTCCTGCTACATTAACTGTCGCTGATACTTATGGTGCCGCAGTAATTGAACAAACTTTGGTGTTAGAGCAATTTCGAAATGATGTTGCCGCGTTAGGTGATCTATTAATAGAGTTGAAGAAAACTGTTGCTACTATGAATTATTTGGTTAGTACTTACAATAAGGCAATATTATCTATATCTGCACAAAGTGGACAACGAAATGCTATTGCGGCAATGCAGGTGGCATCAACTATACAGACCAATAATTTTTATACAGCAGTGCAGGGAGAAAATCCTACTATGCCTAGTACTGTACAACAATTAGAAACGACTGCTAAAGACGGAACAACGCTACACGGAGTATCCCAAGCAGAAGGTGCTATTATTTTGCAGACCAATGTTATGAACCAATATTTCCAATCGTTTGTTACTGACGCATTGGAGCCGTTTTGGCGCAGGCTGCGTGCTTCGCACGCGCGCGTCGAGGCG